GATGATATGGGTTTACCTACTAAACCAGTAAGTGAATATCCATTTGCTCCTACTACTGTTACAGAAGATTTAAGAAGTATACTAGACGATCTACGTAATCTTACTAATATAACAGATGAAATTAAGGCAACAAATATTAGGCAGCTTGAGTCAAATGAACCTGCTATACGTAAAGGAAAAGAATTACTTGAACAGTTAGTATCTGAACAAACTAATAATAAAGATCCAATGAGATTTGCTTCAGCAACAGAACAGGATAGTGTATCATTAGGACCACAAAAACCTAAAAAAGTTGGAATACAATCTAAAGACGACGATGGCCCAAGTCTTGCAGAACGTATGCAAAAAACAAGGCAAGAAGCAGATCAAAAAATTAAAGAAGTTCAAGCTAAAGCACAAGATCGTGGAGCAACTCAAGCTGAACAAGATAAGATAGTATCCGAAGGCGAAAAAATAAAAGAAAAACTTGAACAACAAAAGAAGGGTATTAAGACAGGCTTTAAGAAAGGTGGACTTGCAAGCCGTAAAAAATAATAACCACCAATATGACTAGCTACCCATCCCCCTACCAACAGGCTACGGTGGCCCTAGTGAAAGGACAAATAATGTCAGATACAATTATGGCTGAAGAAATGCAGCCCCAAAAGAAAGCGGCTTTTGCCAATCGTAAATACACAAATGAAGAACGATTGAAAAAAGAAGAAGAAGAACTTGAACAGCTAATAGCTGAACAAAAAGGTGAAGCAGTAGAGAAAGAACCACAAGAAGCTGAACCTAAAAATGCTGAAGAAAAAAGTTTTAAAAAACGTTATGGTGATCTACGTAGACACCAACAACAAAAAGAAAAAGAATACGAAGATCGTATTAATGCACTTGAGCAACAGCTTACTCAAGCAACAAAACAAGAAATCCGACTACCTAAGTCAGATGAAGACATTGAAACTTGGGCAAGAAAGTATCCAGATGTTGCTGCTATTGTTGAAACTATTGCAATTAAAAAAGCAAAAGAACAAGCTGCTGATTTAGAAGAACGTGTAAAAGCAGTAGACGAAATGCGTGAGACTGCAGCACGAGAAAAAGCTGAAGCAGAGTTGTTAAAACTGCACCCTGACTTTAATGATATTCGTGATGACGATGATTTTCATCAGTGGGCAGAAGAACAACCAAAGTGGATACAAGAAGCACTGTACGAGAATGACAATGATGCTCGTTCTGCTGCTCGTGCAATTGATCTATATAAAGCAGATCGTGGCATTAAAAAAACTAGAGCCACATCAAAAGATGCTGCACGTTCTGTAAATACACGGAACCAACGCAGTAAACCTCAGTCAGATAATATAGGAAACTCTATTAAAGAATCTGACGTGCAAAGAATGTCTGCCGTAGAATACGAAAATAATGCTGACACAATTATGGAAGCTATTCGTACAGGCAACTTTATTTACGATTTATCTGGTTCTGCTAGGTAAAAAGTATTGACATTATAGTTATTTATGATATAACTATATGTATTAATAGGTTATGCAGCCCCAGAAATGGATTACCTGTATAGCCTAACCCAAGCAAACAACAGACCTTACGGACCTACCTAGTAATTCATGGCCCGTAGCTGTAACACAAAGGCCAAGTGTTATAATCTACGCACCCTACGATGTCTAGCCTCCAATCAAGTATCTGTGTGTTTTGCATCTGTTTATGCTAAAGGAGAAAAATGTTATGGCATTTTCAACAGCATCAGGTTACGGCAACCTGCCAAATGGTAATTTCTCGCCCGTAATCTACTCCAAACAGGTGCAGCTTGCTTTCCGCAAGGCATCTGTTGTTGAAGCAATTACAAACTCTGATTATTTTGGAGAGATTGCTCAAATGGGTGACTCAGTTAAAATTATTAAAGAACCTGAGATCACCGTGAAGTCCTATGCACGTGGGACCACAATCACGCCCCAGGACTTGGACGATGAGGATTTCTCATTGACCATTGACAAGGCGAACTATTTTGCCTTCAAGGTGGACGATATTGAAGAGGCTCATAGCCACGTCAATTTCCAAAGTCTTGCAAGTGATCGTGCTGCATATCGTCTGTCTGATCAGTTTGACCAAGACGTTCTTGGTTACATGTCAGGCTATAAACAATCGGCAATTCACAGTGTTGCAGATACTGCTAACACAACGGTTAACGGTTCTAAGGCTGTATCAACTGCAGGTTCAGACGAATTGCTTGCTTCAATGAAGTTGGATGGTTCTGACTTTAATGGCGGTACTGCATCTCAATCTATTGCATTATTGCCACGTACAGGTGGTGCAACTTCTACACCTTCAACTGCAGGTGAAGCAAACCCACTACAACTTATTGCTCGTATGGCTCGTAAGTTAGACCAGCAAAATGTTGACACACAAGGTAGATGGCTTGTTGTTGATCCAGTATTTATGGAAATCCTTCGTGATGAAGATTCACGTCTTCAAAATGCAGATTTCGGTGAAGCTGGTGGTATCCGTAATGGTCTTGTTGTAAACAACCTACACGGTTTCCAAGTACACGTGTCTAACAACCTACCAACTTTTGGTTCTGGTCCTGCAACAAACGCAGCTTCTAACGCAACTAACTACGGTGTTATCGTAGGTGGTCATAGTTCAGCCGTTGCAACTGCAGAGCAGATCAATAAGACAGAAACATATCGTGACCCTGACTCATTTGCAGACATTGTTCGTGGTATGCATCTATATGGTCGCAAAATCCTACGTCCAGAGGCGTTGGTGAATGCACTTTACAACTTACGTTAATAGGGAGGACTGATTAATGGCACTTGGTGACAACACACTACGTTCAGCAGCAGGAAACTCTCAACGTGGTCGTAACCCATACATGGTTCAAACTACATTGAATTGGGCAACAGCTTTGTCTGATAAGGGTTCTGCCCTTGCAGCAGCAGACGTTGTTCCTGTGATTGCAGTTCCAAAAGGAACCATGATTTTAAACGCAGGTATTGAAGTTGATACAGCTACTGATGGTTCTACATTTACTGTAGACTTAGGTACTGGAGTTGATCCTGACGTATTCGTTGATGGTTTTGATGCTACATCTGCAGCAGCAGTAGTTGCACAGAACCCTGCAGCTTATCAGCCAGTAATGGCTGTAGCAGACGATAACATTGATGTAACAATTGCTTCACTTTCTGGTGGTGCAGTTACTTCAGGTAAGTTTCGTGTTTGGGCAGTTATGATGGATTGCACAGACATGGGCGATACATCTGCTAATGAAGTTGCTCGTGACAACGCATAATTAAACATTATGAGGGGCTGGGTAACTGGCCCCTCTAAGCTAATTTAAAGGTACTATTATGGCTACATATGTTGCACTTGTAAATGAATTACTTCGCAGAATAAATGAAACTACACTTGATACAGCAGGTGATGGGTTTGGTGATGCTCGTAACTTACAAGCTATTGCAAAAGATGCTATCAATTCTAGTACTCGTGAAATTTTACAAACATCACAAGAATGGCCTTTTACTTTTACTACTTATACAGAAACATTAGTTATTGGAACAGGTACATACGCATGGCAATCAGATGTATCTAAAATTGATTGGGATTCTTTTTATTTAAAACGTTTAACTTCAGAAGATAATGAACCAAAAAAACTTACAGTACTTAGTTATGTAGATTATCTTAGACACTACAGACCACAAGAAGATACATCAGGTGCAGATGGGCGAACTACACCACAACTTATTTATAAAACAGAAGAACGTAAGTTTGGTGTAACACCAATACCAGATGCTGCATACGAAATAGAATACCGTTATTGGTCTTTTCCTAGTGATCTAACGGCGTTTGATGATACGTCTATTATTCCAGATAGATTTAAACATGTACTTATAGATGGTGCCATGATGTATATGATGCGATTTCGTAGTAATGAACAAAGTGCAGCTATACATCAACAAAACTTTCAAAATGGAATAGATACAATGCGAAGGCTATTACTAGATAGTCCTGCATATATTTCATCTACTATTCGTGCTAACAGATATTTTAATGCTAATATAGGCGCACAATAATGGCAGATAATTTAGCTACTTTTCCTGTATCGTGCAGTGGTGGACTAATTAATAATGTTGATCCGCTTGTTCATGGTTCTCAGTATGCAGGTTCAGCATATACAATGATTAACTACGAGCCATCTCTTAACGGTGGCTATCGTCGTATATCAGGATACACAAATGCTTATGGTGAACTTACAGGTTTAGCTAATAGCCCTGTTTTAGGTTTGCATG